GGGCATTTTCATATAATGTTACTATGCTATACTATATTTCTTATGCATATAACTCTTCAGACTTTTGTCTGATAAAACTATCGTACAGGACCTTAAAGCCCATGTATTATATAGTCTTAATCTAAGAACCTAAAAGCTCTTTTATTAAGGTACGAAATAAACAACATAAAATTTAACCAAACAACTTAGTAGTAGTTCGCTATAACTGATTTATTTAATGATGGTGGTCCATCAAAATTTTATGCTGCGTTCAAATTGATAATTTTTAAATTGTGTGCCCCTGATAATTTTAATTTATATAACTATGCCGTTATATTTATTTTAATTGTTGGCCGATTTATTTGTTATTATATTTGTTGCTCCTCCCTAGTAAAACTTGGCAAGTTTTAATAGAGAAGAATCTAATTTGATCTTTACTAACATAAAGATTCAATTATTTGAAAGTTAACTTAACTGTTCTTTCTTAACCTGAGTAGGCTCTGAATTATTTAATGTAAAAAGTTATTTAATCAACCCTCGTTAGACGTAATTCTATGTTGTTAGAAGTTTTACATAATCTAATACTCCCTTGGAATAATTGATCAAATTAAATTTTGACCTTTATTTTTTGGGACCAACTTATTTTATGGAACCTTTAACCCGATTGACTCAACCAATGACGACCCTGCAACTCCAATTGACAGCCTACCAAAATATTTTAGATAACGAAACACTTATGCTCCGTGAATTTAATCATATCGTACAATCAACTTTTATTCAACATTTATTTAATATTATAAAAGTTCCTACTGTGATAGATTCCCAGATTTCGCTTTCTCCGCCATTTTTTAAATGTGTGATTAAAGTGGAATTCCAACGTGGTGAAAAATGTTTTATATCGAAATCTTATTCTAAATCTGTAGCTAAATCCGAAGCTTGTCATAAATTTTTTAAATTTATAACCTTGGGATGTGAAGAACCTCAAATACAGATTGAACCAACCGTTTTGACCCGAAAAGATAAACAACCAATAACCGTTAAAAGTGATGAACATATCTTGAGAGATTTTAATACTCTCTTTCAAGATAAAGGACAACAACTTCGATACCGAATTGATAAATTTATGCATACATATGCTCATAAAGGAAATCTCGATTTCCAATATGAGTATGTTATTGTATATGTTCAAGAAGGTAAAGAATTTGAATGTGCTGCTTATGGTCACTCAAAACATGAATCTAGATTAAATTGTATTAGAAAATTCTTTTCTAACCAATTTATGATAGGTTACCCAATTGTTTATGCTGACGGTCAAATGGAGACCGGTGTCGTAGGCGTTGCCGCTGCGATTGATTCTGTTGAAAAAGAAACCATAGTTACAACTGATGCTCCAATTGAAACAAATATTATAATTCCTAGTAATCCTTTATTATTAATGAAGGCCTCAACTAGCGCAATTGTTTCAAAGTATGAAGATGTAACTCAACGATGGTTTATTATTTCTCAAGAAAAACTCGTAGCCGCAACCCCGCGCACCGGAAGGCCATGGAAATCTTATAGCTTACCTGATGTATTGTTTGGAAATTCAAATGCTCCTGGCATTTTACCTTTCAAGCAATATAAATTAGCCCGTCCTGAATATGAAGTTAAAGTAAAATTTAACTCGAATAAATTTAATCAAGGAAAACTAGTCGTAAGCTATTTATTTCAAGCCGACCAAATACAAAATGGTGATCTTTCAACTTTTGAAAGCACCACAAAATCATATCGATCTTTACATCAATGTTTACAACGTGATCATGTTATTATTGATTTGTGTGAGAGTAATGAAGTGGATTTGACAATACCTTTCATTAATACTAATAATTTCGTCCCTATTTACAAAAAAAGTGATGAATTATTTAGTACTAATGTCGTTATTGACATCCACGTTCTGTCTCCCCTGGCATGTCCAGATGAAGCCCAACAATTCGTCAATTGTGTTCTACAAGTAAGAATGTCTGATGCTACCTTTGTTGCTATTCAACCTGCTATATCTGAAGTTCCAGCTTTTACATCGAAAACCAGAGCTAAACAGAGACAATTTCGTCCTGTTTATGCTGATGGTCAGATGGAAGCAATTATTGGTACTGTATTAGGTTCTGTTTTAGAACCTGTTATTGGTACTGTAATTGATGGAGCTACAAATATAGTTGGAGGAATAGTTAATGAAGGTATGTCAGCCATTAACAACTTGTTATCACCAATTTTCGGAATGTTGAATGGCCAACGTCGTTCTCCAATTGAAAATATGTTTGGAAACATTCCCGCAATACCTAGCTTAGACAAACCTGCTGATCATTCACAACCCGTTGAATTTCGACCTAATGTTGTTGGTGATATGGCAGTTGCTGTAAGAAGTGAACCAAAGTTATCTATGCGCCTTGATAGTACAGTCTTAACTCCTAGTGTGCCTTTACACTTTCCTGGAACTAATCCAGTTTCAGTGAGTGAATTGACACAAATATGGAGTTATGTTGACTCTTTCAACTGGACTACTGCGCAACAAACTGCTGGTGAAGCTATTTACTCAACTGTTATTGACCCAGGTGCTGTTAAATATGATCATACAATGCTTGGCTATTTTGCGAAAATGTATACTGCCTATTCTGGAACTCTTGAGTTCCGTTTTGATATCGTTGGTACCCAATTTCACACTGGCTCCTTATTAATTGGATTTGTTCCTTTTGAAACAAGTCCAACTGAAGAGGAAGCTAGATGTGCTTATTCAAAGTACTGCGATGTCCGTGAACAACGGCAAATTACATTTTCTGTCCCTTTTATCGACACAAATGTTTTACGTTTAATATCTGATAACCAACCAACCCCTGAAACTATAGCTGAATTAGGAAGACTTCGTGTCTATGTTGAAAATTCCCTTGTCCCAATCGGTTCCGTTACTCCCTCAGTTGAAATTCTAGTTTTTGTTAGAGCAGGTCCTGATTTTCATTTTACTTTAATGCAAAATCCTGATTTGTATCTTGATAGATCTATAATCACAGCTGATGGCCAAATGGATACTGGTGATAAAGAAGTAGCTGATACAACTTCAACCTTTGATACTTTAAATGAATCTGGAATTCGAATAAATATTGGAGAAGATCATGAAATGATACCTGATGTACTTAAAAGAAACTATAAAACTCAAACAGTCACTATAACTGATTCTTATGTTTTGAATCTCAACTATCCTTTTATCTCATCTGAAAAAACCAACCCTTCTGCAATGATAAGTAATGTTTTTCGCTACAAACGTGGTGGAGAATGTTTTACTTTAGTTTTTGAACCTATTGATACTCCTGCTATTTTCGTGTCCCCCACTCCTAAAGCTATTTCAATCTTACCTATGACAACTCATACTTATACCCCCCCAGCTCATTTACAAACCCCCCCTTCGGTGGGTTCTTTTGATAATACTTTATTAAATCATCCTGTCCAACCAAGCTTAAACAATTTTTCTCGAAGCTCAACTTTAAAAGATACAACTTCTCCTGGATCTTTTATTGTAGATACCACGATGCCTCCTTCTACTTCTGCATTAGTTTTCTCTAAAACTAATAGTGGAGGAACTTCCCCTTATACCGTAGCTGAATATAATAATTTTGTTGGAGATCTTGCTGGTGCTCAAAATGCTTTCTCAAGCAATAATGCAGCTTTGAATACTTTTAATACAACATGCCGTGGCAATTTTAATCTCACTGAACAAAACTTTGGTGGAATAAAAAATGCTATGGATCTAAATGTTGCTATAAATGGTTTTAATTCTACTGTTGAAACATCTGTTAATTCTCTAAACACTCAAGTTGGATCTCTTAATAATAATTTTAATACTAATATGACAAATACCAATACAAATAATGCTTCATTGGTAACTGCAATTGGTGATAGTGGGAGTAGTTTAATTACTGCTGTAACTCCCGCTACTATCGAAATTGCTTATCAACCACCAAATATTCAATCAAATACAAATATTGGTGATGTTTTTAGAGGCTTACCCTCTCAACTTATTTGTACTGACATTAATCGAACTGCTAAATTATATATCCCTTATTATTCATTGTTTAATTATCAAAGTTGGAATAACACTAGTTCCCTTAAAAAAGAATTGCTTGCAACCACCTTAGGTCGTTTAATCTTTAAAACAACAAAACCCGTTAAAATGACCGTCTATTGGACTGCTGCTGATGATATGTACTTCTGTAAAATCATTGGCGTACCATATAATAGTCGTTCTGCTCCTACTCTTGTTAAAGAGATAGTTGAAGCTGATGGTCAAATGGATGAAGTTGACGATGGCTATGTTTTAGGAAGTGCTGGTCAAGTAGTTGAACCCCCTAAAATTTATTCAAATTTTCTTAATAATACTCGCGATAAAGTTTATAACTCTTTCGTGAGTGCAAAAAATAACGTAACCTCCCCTTTCAAAACTGTCTTTAGAGCTAGTTCTCGTTTAAATTCTATGATGGATGGTGTTGATGATACTATGAGTACACTTAAAAACTGTGCTAATAGTATTGTTGAATACTTAACATCTAAATTTGAATGGATTAGTCATACAGGCAGTATTTTTTCTGCTATTTTACATTTATTGCAATGCTTTATAAATCCTACTTTAAGTACTGCAATTATATCAATAACTGGAATAATAGTTTCTTTAGGCCTTTTGTCTATAGAACATACAACTGAAATAATTTCTTTTATAACTTCAAAACTGAGACGAACATCTACGGAAGAACCTCATACAGTAGCTTCAGGATCAGGACATTGCGAACATACCGAATGCAATTCATGCAAAAAATCATATTGTGAACCACAATGTGGACTTTGCTCAGACTTGCGCCCTCTATTCGATATTAGCACTTGTTCTACCCTGGGTGGATTGGTCATCGGAGCAATCAGTGCTGGTCTCGGTTTGAAGGGTATGCCCTCTGGAATTGGTTTATGTGCTGGTCTATTCAAAGTTAGCTCAACTTTTTGGATGTCTGTAACACATTCGGTTAGATTTCTTAAAGATTTCATAACTTTATGTGTTAGAGCATTTAAAAGGTTGGGTTTTGAATCACCAGCCACAATGGAAGCAATGACATTAACTAATGATAGAGAAGGTGTGAAAGAATTTGTTGAAGAAGCTCAAAGAATGTTAGATCAGAGAAATAGAGTTCCTATAACACAAAATGTCAATTTTAAACGACGTTTTTGGTTTTGCGTTGCTAAAGCGCATCATTTGCAAACAAGATTAATTGTTCGCAGTCAACCAGAAACTCGTGCAATATTGGCATTGTGTGATAAAGTAATAAAATTATCTAATGAACTAGCAATTCAAGCGACAAATTGTCCCGTACGCTATGAACCTTATGTTCTTGCACTTATTGGGGATAGTAAAGTAGGAAAATCATTTTTGTTAAATTCAATATTACCTGATTTATTAGCTGATAAAGGAGAAATTGTAAATGGAGAATTAGTGGGTGATGAAGGATATTCATTTGAATCATTCGAAGCACCAGTTTTTACCCGAACTGCTGGTGTAGAATTTTGGAATGGATATAGCAATCAACCTGCCATTTTATATGATGACTTTTTAGCTTCTACAGACCCAACTTTGTGTGCACGTCAAGTAATTGAAATGTACAATTTAAAATCAAGTGCAATAATGAATTGTAATATGGCTAGTCTTGAAGATAAGAACATAAATGCCAATCCCTTAATTGTAGCTTTAGCTATGAATAAGATGATTGTGCCAAATGGAATTACTGAAAGACATGCTTTTTTGCGACGCAAAGATTCGTTATGGCAAGTGGATTTAAAACAAGAAAAAATTGGAAATGAATGGATCAAAGTTAATAGAGAAGAATACACACCTGACCAACAAAAGAAATTTGATCACCTAAGATTTAAGAGAAACCCAGATGTAACAAGTGAAAATAGTAACGAAGAGTGGATTGATTATGAAAAGTTTTTGAATATCTTGAAAATTGAAATGCGTAAATATCATGCACAGGAAAAGAAGAATGTATTATTCCGGTTTGAGAAGTTAAAGGTAACTCTACCAGTAGCTGCTCGGGAAATGATACAAGAAGCTGATCCTTTTGCTATATTTTATAGTGCTTATATGAATGCAGCTCAAACTTCACCTGTTCAATCTGGAATGCTCCCATCTGAAGTAATTACACATTCATTAGCACCTTTAATTAATGGACAACGTATTTTAACTGCAATTCCTGAAAGCCACAATGAAATGTTTGATCGTATTAGTGCTTCTTTTACTCGGCAACGAAATAGAATTTGCGCTATACCTGAAAATTTTCGAAGAGGTCTACATGATATTATTTATGATCAAGGTTTTTCTGATTCACCAATTGAAGGAACTTGCTATATTTGTCGGGAAGATAAATTATTGGAACGTGTTTGTGGCGTCTTAGGACGAGATAAACATGGAATGTGTGGTGATTGTGTACTTGTTGCTCGAACTAACGTAAGAGGTGATGGAACATATCAAGACTTAACCCAATGTGGAATGTGCCGACAACCAACTCTATATGAAATTACAATAACTGGATCATATATGTTAAGAGCTATAAGAAATTTATGGCGATTTTCATACACTCGAACTAACAATTTTTTCAGTTCACTGTTTAGAAATAAATGGTTTTGGATAATTGGAACATCTGCTTATGTGTATATGATAAATGTTATTATTACTGATATTGGAAGTCATGCTCAATTAGAACAAGACCAGCTTTTGTGTAAATTATTTGATGTCGATTTCAATGGATGTTGTGTAAAAAATTCTTGGGGCTTCACTCGTTATTATCCTGATGGTCAAATGGCCAGTGATGATGAATATGAAGACTCAAATGAAAAATTCATTGAAAAGAAAGTTAACGTCTCTTTCTTCCATAGATCACAAGTTTACTCACCTGTTCCTAGTGTTGATGGAAAGTGTAAACATGTTGACTTGTTAAATGCTGATTTATCTGAAATAAGTTATGAATGGAATCGAACAAGAGATAAAGAATATGGATATTGGCTTTATGATTTTGAAGATACAAGAGTTCTGGATGTAGCTTGTAGTTCGACTTGTCCCTTCTCAAACGAAAAAAGACAAGAACTTATAGTTGACTGGGTTATTGCACGTGATGCGTCAATTCAATGTGCTTTACATCAGTTATCTTTAAATTCTGGTCTGGAAACTTTATTTGTACCACCTGATATTATTAATCCCGAATTCTTGTTGATAAATGTTGAAGAGCGAAATAAAATTAAAAAACATTTAATGCAATATGATAACTTATCATTTTGGGATCGTTTGTGTGATGTGTGGGCTCGCTATGGAAAATATATAAAAATGGCTCTGGCAGCTGTGGCCGCAATAGCAATGTTTGCTAAAGGCTATGGATTTTGTAAGAGTTTATTTTCTATGCGAGAACAAGCAGAAGGACATTTAATATCATCTGGTGATTTCAAAACTTTAAAACTACCCAGAAATAAACCACCAACCAGAATTTCAACAGCATCTGGTCAAGGTGATGACAGCTTGGGATTAGCTGTAAATAAAATTGCAATGAATACTGTATTTGTAACTTTTAGTTGGAAATACTTAGATGGAACAGTCTTGAAACCAAAAACAATTTGTTGTAGAGGTCTTGGATTATTTGGCAGAGAAGCTATTTTCACTAAACATGAAATGATGGCTTTGTTACATTTTTATGCTGAATCTAAGATTGATAAAATAAAAGATTTTCAAGTAACTGTTCGACCTTTTCAAAAAAGGGGAATTTCTAGTGTTGAAGAATTAACTATTCCACTTGAAATTACACCCACCACTTTTAGATTCACAAAAAATGATTTAGCAATCGTTTCTTTACCTGTTAAACTACCTATGTTTAGAGATTTGACAAATTTAATTGCCACTCAAAAACAACATAGTTTAGCGTATTCAAAGATAGAAATGATAGTTACCTCAAAGAAATTAAATGTGGTGGAGCGTGTATTATCTCCTATAAAAGGTCGGTTTAAACAAGTTCGAACAAATGATACCGACTGTTACAAGGATATTGAGAGCTGGAATTGCTATGGAACCGAATTTGGATCTAATGGTGAATGTGGTTCAATTGGTATTGTAAATGGAAATAGTCCAATATTAGCTTTTCATATTGCAGGAAATCCAACAATCCGTCAGGGTTTTGCATTGCCTTTAATTAGAGAAGATTTTATTGAATTGAAGAAAAATACACTACCAACTGAATATTGGGTTCCAGCCCTTGGTGAAGGTCATGCAAAAATTGAATTAGACGGACAAATCTGGAAACTTGGAACACTAAAGAAATCAGAAACTCCTTTTATGAGTGAGAAAACGAAAATTATACCCTCACTAGTGCAAAACCAAATAGAAGGAACACAATGTATTACACAACCCGGAATTTTAAGTTCTCGAGATCCTAGATATAAACATGAAGGATCTCCTTTGAAATGGGGATGTATGAAACATTGTGAACCACCAAAAGAACTTCCAGCTGATTTGATTAAAGTAGCGAGTGATCATTACTGTTCAGTACTGCTTAAAAACTGCATACCGAGGCGCCCAATTGAAGGCCCTTTAAATATGGTTACAGCTATAGCAGGATTGAATGGTGTTGATTACTATGACCCGATCAAATTAAATACATCTTCCGGATGGCCGTACAATTTAGGAACTCAAACAACAAAAGAGTCATTAATTCAGGTAATCCGTGATGAAGAAAACAACCCGATAGAAGTAAATATCCATGATAAAGTTTTACAAGATATTCAAATTAAATCGGAAATGAGAAAAAGAGGTATCAGACCTTTTACTGCTTTTCAAGATACATTGAAAGATGAAAGGAGAAAAGCTAGTAAATTGGAGAAAAAAGATGGTACCCGTATTTTTTCACAATCACCACTTGATTACACTATTGAAACTCGTCAGTACACGCTTGACTTTGCAGCCAGTTATATGGCTCATAGACATGATCTGGAACACGCAGTTGGAATAAATGTGAATTCAATTGAATGGAAAAAAATTGTTGAAAAATTAATGCAAAAGGGAAATAACATCGTATCTGGAGACTTTTCAGACTATGGCCCTAGAATGTGGAGTAGTTTAACATTAGCAGCAGGTAAATGTATCAATTTATGGTACGAAACTTTTTCTGCTGATTTAAATGAAAAGGAACATTCAAAAATAAGAACAATAATGTTTGATGAAATTGCTACTTGTTATCACATCTGTAACAATTTAGTTTATCAAGTTTTCTGTGGTATTCCTTCAGGACACCCACTCACTGTAATTCTTAATAGTATGGTTCATTCTATATTAATAAGAATTGCGTGGTTGGAGATAATGAAAGGTACAGAATTTGAAGGACTGGACCAATTCATGAAACATGTGTGTTTAGTTGTTTATGGTGACGATCATTTGGTTTCAATTTCTAACGAAATTAAGGAACTATTTAATTGTCAAACATTAAGTACTTACTTGGAAACATATGATTTTAAGTACACTGATGCAACAAAACAAGGTACAGTTAAGTATACACCGTTAAAGGAAGCCTCTTTTCTTAAGTGTGGTTTTAAACCACATGAAACAAGAATGAATCAATGGCAGGCTCCTATTGATGAAAATAGTATATTTGAATGTGCTCAATGGGTTTTTCAATCACCCGATTTAACTGAAGCAACGATTGAAAATTGTGACCAAAGCTTGCGCTTAGCTTATGGACATGGGAGAAAATTTTTTAATGATTGGAAACAAAAATTAAATAAAGCGCTAACTAACTCGAAGCTTCGGCCACTGAGTTTGACGTGGGAAGAATGTGATGAAATGTTTTTTGGACATGAACCACTTTTATATTATGGAACTTACACTCCTTGTGAGATTAATGATATAGAAGAGGAGATTGTACCAGTTAATGTTAATAACATTTGTTCTCGTGATGGGGAGGTCATCTATGATACTATAGTATGTCCTTCGAATCCTGTATTCCTAAAGCGTTTGTTTTAGTCGAGAAACAGAGGTGTTGTTAGATGAGCGATTTGTAAGTCTCAAGGCATTTTATGTCGCGCGCTTTTATAGCCCCTAAACCACTTTAATCAAATAATAGATATAAGCTTTTAATTAGTGATTATTTTATAGAGACACACTCTTCTA